TGGCTGAATATTAATTACATCAAATAAATTTTGTACTTGATTTGTTGTAAAGTATAATTCGCTTAGATCTGCCTCTGTATCTACAATTACAGTAGGAGCATAAGTTAACCCGCTAATGTCAAAAGTTCTAGTTGGTGTATTGTTATTAACGCCAATGAAACCATTTGAAACATTTAAGTAGAGTAAACTTGTTTCAAATGCAAGATCATTGCCGTTGCGTAACAGATTATCTGCTAGTAACGGGCCACTAATTCTACCTAGTTCGCGCCCCATGATAGCTCCTTATTACTGGTCAAAACCCAGTAATGCTGTTACAATTTTACCGTATGGAGGAGGGCTACTAAAGAATAGATAGTAACCACTACCAGTTTGGCTGTTTTCTGTTATAGTGATCTGTGTTCCAGCAGTAATTGTTCCGCCAGTAGTTGCTTGACTTAATCTAATATTGATAATTGCATCAGTATTAGGATCGTTTAATATACTGGCAACTGTAGTACCGTTTGGAATATGTGTTCCAGATACTGTTGCGCCAATGATTGAATTTCCTGCATAGATGGCACCTACACCCATAACTGTTCCATAAGACCCAGCTGGCATACTACCAGTAGCACTACTGCTATAACTTACACTACCTGGAGTTACACTAGAAACTGTAAATTTGCCGTTATATGCTGATGGATTAATATCTGTCACTGTAATAGTTTGACCTACATAAAATGGATTTGCTAATAATGTATTAAAAATTAAAGTGGCAATACCTCCAGATGATCCTACACTTGTTACTGTTAAACTTGTTACTAATGGTATCGATGTTTGCCCAGTTGTTACATCTTGAGATACTATTGGTTGAAAAACTTCTGAACTTAGAGTAGGATTTTGTACTACTGTATAGTTATTACCAGCTAGTTGCAAAACGTTTTCCACAACTACTAGCATATTTTGTCCGCCAAAATTACTGTTGTTGCTACTGACATTTCCGGGATTATATAAACTATTTAAAGGTCCAAAATATACAGACTGCCCGTCACCGGCGCCTAAATTTTGTTGAACAATTGGGCCTGACTCTGCATAACGTAATGCTCTCCAACTACTGCCTTGATACACTTCTATGTTACTAGTAGTTGTATTATAACGCATCATTCCTGCTACTGGAACATATGGACGAGGACTTGTTCCGTTAGTAGTTCCACTGGGCAAAACTAGTGTATTTGTTGTGCCCATAACGATATTATTGTTTGTGTCTACATACAAACTATTGTCGAATACTGCTCGACGATTAAGTGTTTGACGTCTTAAAAATCTCATTATACCGCCAATGTACTTATAGTTGTTACTAGTGCGCTGGCGGTATCTGATTTAGCAACTAATACATCTCCATTGCCTAGCACTAATTTTTCTTGATCTAAACTTAATGTTTCGCCTGCCGTAATAGGTACTGCATTAACAATTAAATTTGTTGTGCTTAATGATTGTCCGTTTGGTACTGCATACAAAGTAAAATTTGCAGTATTAGCAGTTGGATTACTAGGATTAAACGCATTAATATTACAAATAATTATAGTAGTTATGGCATTATTGCCGCTACTTGAATATATTGTTGTATTTGTTGTTCCGATTGCTACCGATGTTAACGCCATAATCTTTCCTATTAAAATAGTATGCTTAGTAATACTGCTCGATTCTTGCTTACCAATTCATCTGATGTATTTACATTTGTGATGTATAGTCCAGTTTTTCCTGGGCCAGAAGTAGCTTGACTATAAATCTTTGTTTTGCCCGAAGTAGAACCTGGAGTCAATGCTTGATCATCAAGATTAAACACTCCATTAACTTCTACGTTATTATTAACCGCAGTAAAAATTAAATTGTTTGCACTGGTATTTGAAACTGTATCTTGATAAATGTTAACGTCACCAATTGTAACTCCTACAGGACTTACGGTGGCAATTGTTGTACCGCCAACATATAAATTGATAGTGCTACTAAATGCTTCAATTTTACTTTGTTCGCTGCCACTAAGAGCTGTTGTTGGATAAAAAATACGGTCAACTGATGCAACACCATTAGCCGCTGCCACGTAAGTGTTGACATATTTTTTAGTTGTAATATCGTTGTCTTGTGTTACACGTAATTCATAATTGGTAGTATTTGCTACACGCAATACTCCATTTCCATTACGCATATCAAAAATTAAATCAGTAGTACCATCATTAGTGATAGTGGCTACTTGTAATGCATTAATTATGTTGTCTGCTGTTTTTAATTGAAAAGTACCATTAACATTAGAGTTACTAACTCCGCTGTAATGACTAATACTTTCATTAAACATAATCTGTGCGGCACTAAAATTGCCGCGATTAATTTGAAATCCTGATTGATAGTTAAATGCTATCGGAATACCATTGCCGGTAACACCGGTATCAATAGTAAAAATATTATCAGCTACAGTTGTATTTGTAGATTCAATGGTAGTTGTTATACCTTTGACATCTAAATTACCTGTGATAATCGTTGTCCCTACTGTATTACCTGTATCCAAAGTTATAGTACCTCCAGACAAAGTCTGGAGTCTATAATTGCTTTGACTTACTTTAAGTACTCTTGACATTATATTCCTTCAAGGGAGCTTGCGCTCCCTATCAAGTTAGTTATTAACCGTTATCGATTACAACTGAAACGTTTACTACTGCTGTTGAAAAATTCCAACCAGCTGTTGCACCGCTGGCAAACTGAGTACCAGTGATAGGCACCAATGTTGCTTTGTGAGCAGTTAATTTGCTTACATAGTATGTACCGCCAGCTGAATCAGTTGCTTGAATAGTCATCTGACCTGATGTTGGAGTAGCAGTTACTAGTGTGCAAACACCGCTTGTACCATTTGTTGTTTCAACTTTGTAACGACGTGTTGCTGACTGTTTAATAATATTTGCATCTTCAGTTGCGCCAGAATCGCCTGCTACCCATGCTGTTGCTAGAATGGCTGAATAACGTCCGGTCGTTGCGCTACCAGTAGCACCAGTTGTTTCTGCTGTTGTCAAAGTTGCTGTAGCTGTTGCGGCTCCTGAACTTGTTAATACAATCAAATTACTAGCAATAGTTGTTGCAACTGATTGAGCAGTAGTTGTTGTCAAGCTGATAATGTTTGTACCAGCAATAGCGTGAGCGTATGTGTCAGCAAGTGTAATTTGACTGTTAGCAACGCTTACTGTAGCAACATAATAAACTGTTGAACCTGTAATACCACCAACTGTACTTGCGGCTGTAAATTGCATACCAGGAACAATTTCATCAACTGAACTTAATGTAACTAAGTTTGATGTAACTGTTGTTGCTGTAATTGTATAACTTGTTAATGAAGTGTTTACATAACCATCACCAGCTTGTGTAATAGTTGAACTTACTAGACCAAATGTTGCTGGAGTAATTTGTAGACCAGAACCTGAACTGTCAGCAGTCGATGGTGTAGTTGCTACAGCGTATGCTGTTACTGCACCTTTGGCAATTGAACCACCTGATACTACTGTTACTGCTGTAACTGTACCGTATGTAGTACCAAATGTAAATGTAGCACCAGTTGTTGTACCGTTGCTAATTGTCAATGGGCTTGTTGCATTAACAGCATTAGAGTAAGTTGCATACAATGTTGCGGCTGTTGCTGTTGTTGGTGTACCAACATAGTATGTTTGACCTGCGGCAATTGTTACACCACCAATAGTCATAGTACCTGTAATACTTGCACCGCTGATTACAACGCTGGTACCAGAAATCATTGCTGTACCAGTTGTGTTGAAACTAATTGTAGTAGCACTTGCATAAGCAACTGAAGCTAATGCGGCACTGGTAACTGTAGCTGTATAAGTCGAAGTAGCTGAATTAGAACTAATGCTTAAAGCACCAGCGGCAACTGGGTAAGCACGAGTTTGTGTACCGCTAATTGTAGCAGTTAATGTTTTAAAATTTGGTGTACCTGTTGCACTAACTGCACCTTCGCCACTTAATGATGGTGCTGGAAATGTTAATGTTAATGCGTCAGCGTTTGTAGCATTATAAGAACCTGCTGTTCCTACTGAAATACCGTTTACTGATTGACCGCCAAGGCCTGCATCGCCTGCTGTGTTTGCGGCACCAAAATTGCCGTCTGTACCTATGTTTCTATGACCAAAGTACTTTGATGATAAAGGACGTCCCATTTTAATTTCTCCTTCAAGAATAACGGCGTTCTAGGCCGTACGCGGTTGGATTTCCGCATAAAACTTACCCCATGTAAGTTTATACTATGTATTTATGCGTAGGTGATTCTTACGCCTAATTGATACAAATAAGCTAAATCCCTATGCGGAAACGCTGGATTGCTCTTAAAACTAACAACTACACCAAATGTAGGATCTGCTAAATTTGCACTTGTTAAACTTGTAGTTCCCCATAAATCATTAGATCCTCCATAGGTAAAATTATTACCCGGAGGAGTTAATATTACTCCGTAATCATCACCTGTGTAAATGTCTGCGGGCACAGGATTTATAGTACTGGCATAATTATTACCAATTAATTCACCACCTAAGGTTAACTGTATTAATAAATCTTCTATACGAGCATAGCGTTCCATTACAAGATTAAATTCTATACCATGTATTGTTTGATTGTTATTGGGGATTTTTAGATTTGTACACCACAACTGGCTGGTATTTGATAAAAATCTTTCCATCCATATACCACTGATAGTATACAATGGCTGATGCGTCACTGCATAATTATTTTCTGATATCGCTCCATTGTAATTCCAATCAATACTGTATTGATTAGTAGTTGTATTCAAAATCGATACATTAGAAAAACTAGTTGGACGAAAATACTTTGTAGTGGTCATATTATATTTACCCAAACAAAAAGGACTCCGAAGAGTCCTTTTCATTGTCTTTAAGACTAAGATTAAATTACTGGAACTTAACGTTAGCTGAAGTAATAGCAACACGACCTAGATAGTCAGCGGCATTACCTAAAGAACTTGCTGTGTTTGACAACTCAACATAACCATAACGTGTCATGAATGAAACGACTGGTTCGAATGTTGATGGATCTAAAACAACACCACTGCTCATCAATGGAATGTATGGGCAATAGAAAGCAGGAGCATCAGACTCTGAAGCACCTTTGTAACCGATAAGAATATCAGTTGTGTCAACAGCATAGCTGTTTACATATACTTTCATAGCATTGTTTAATGTACCAACAAACTTAGTGTTTGTAGGTGCTTCAAATGTACCTTCTGTTGTACGAGCAAAAGCTGAAGTAGTAGCAGATTGTAGAATTGTCAATGCAAATGGTGATACAACAGCGTAGTTACCAGCACCACGACGTGTACGTTGAGCGATCAAGTTACTTACGCGGTTGATCATAACTGCTAAGGCAGCATGCTCGTCACCAACGAATGTAGCTGTACCACTTACAGACGCTTGGTCGTATGTGTAGCTAGCAGTACCAGCCAATGTGATCAATGATGCAATGATCTCTTGGTCGATTTCAGCTGTAATTTCTTGTGCAAGAGCAGCCATAATTTCTGCTTCAACGTCAATACCTTGTTGAGCTTGAGCGTCTTGAGCAGCCTCAAATGTCCAGCGAGCTGATAACTTACGTGTCTTAGCTTCAACTGTTTGTTTCAAGATCTGGATGCTTAAACGGTTACCAGCTTGACCTTCTAAAGTAGCTGTTGAGCTAGCTTTTGAAGTTGCGTCAGTTTGGTTACCAGAATAAGAAGCCGCAATCTTGAATGGGCTTAATGCCTCTTCACCTGCTACGACTCCAGCGCCTGATGATGTGTCAGCATAACGCACACGTAGAGTGTGAATTTGACCAACTGGACCAGTCATTGGTTGTACGCCTAACAACTCGTTAGCAATAACGGTTGGCATAACACGACGAATTACCGGTAGAATTACGCGGTTTAATGTTGCAACGTTGCCGGCAGAAGTGGCACCAGCTGTTGGGCTTTCTAGCAAATACTTACGAGTATTCTCTAGTGTTACACCCATTACTGATTTTTTTGTGCCTTGTAAGCCTTCTAATAGGGCTTCCTTAGTTTCTGCCCAACGTCCGTTTAATAGTTCTGACATTTAAATTTTCTCCTTAAAATTTTAGTCCAGCAAGTTTACGAATATCAACGATGTTGTTATCGGACTCACTGCTATGTTTGGTGTTGGAAATCTTATTTCCGGTTACTTCTTTAGCCTCTACTAGTGCCTGTTTCTTCTGCGGTGCATTGCCTGCTATTACGGCAGGCAAATACTTTTCAAAACTTTCGTTTAGACGTGCAGTCTTTACGCCTTCCATTAGCTCTCCCATGATTGCTTTTTGTTCCTTGTTTAAAGGAGCAAGTAACTCATTCATGATTGCTTTACGTTCTTGAGCTTCTTTCAAAGCCTGGATTTCTGCTTGTTTACTTTCTATTAACTTCTCAGCTTTAACAACGGCTTGTGCGGCCTCTTGCATAGCTAAGTCCTTCATGTCTATGACCTTGAGTAGTTTAGCAGTTTCCGATTTTTCATTTAGGTAGCTTGAAGAATATTCAGCGGCAAAAGCCTCGAATAACTTGCGGCCAAAATCTGCACGACGTGCGGCTTCGATGTCTTCTCTTAATGCTGTAAGTTCAGAAGTTAAATTCTTAGTTACAACACCTTCGACCATTTGAGCGGCGCGGGTTACAAATTGTTGTTTTACCTTAGTGATTTGTTGACGACCTTCACGAACTAAACGTACTTTAGTTTCTGCGAGGTCACGTTTGTCTTTGTAAAACTCTGCGATTTCTTGAGCAAGAGCTTCAACTACGAATTGTTCTAGTTTACCAAATTTACTTGCCATTACAACTTGATCTTCATGCAATTCACGAACTTCAGAAGCTAGTTGACGTGTAACGAATTCTTTCATTACTTCAGCTGCCTTCTTCTTTTCTTTAGCTAGCTTAACTTTCATTTCAGCTAATTGCTTACGATCATCTGCAAATTCGACAATCTCAGTAGATAGTTGCTCAGAGATCATACGATCTACTGCATCTATCATTGTGTTCTTGTCGTGTTCGTATTTTTGTGCAAACTCTTCACGTAATTGTTGAGTTAGTACTTCGCGACTCTCGCTAATGCGAGCTTCGAAAGCTGCCTCAATTGACTCTTTGATCTCCTCAGAAATCATATTGTTTTCAAATAAACCTTTTAGTGCATCCAACATATGATTCTCCTTATTATTGGAGTTTGCTTATTATATTCAATAAGCTCTCTTTGAGATATTTCTGTGCCTTGGGATCATCTTTCACCTCTTGCGCTATGCGTAAGGCATTAAACCCACCACGACTATTCATCAGGTGTTCATAAATTGGTGTAGGATATGCTCCAGGAGCACTAGGTTGAGCTACCATATCTACTGTGATAATCTCAAAATCTGATACTTCACCGGATCCGTCTTCTTTGACGTTTCCGGATCCGCGACTTGAAACACCCAACTTGACTCCGCTTTCCAACATTGTCTTGATTAGTTGTCCCATAGGGGTTGGTAAAATTTTCAGTTTACCGTAACCATTTGGACCGTCCATCCACATATTAACTATCATGTGGGACACACGGTCCAGGTTAATTTTTAGATCATCTGGATGATCCACTTCTCCGAGAACTGAATAGCCGTTTTGAATCTGATCGTTTAAGGTTTTGACAGCCTTGCCAATCTCATTAACAGGATAAACACGCTGGTTAGCGTTTTTTATACCGCCCTGGATACAAATCCCAGACATGTATAAATTTTTTCCTTCTTTGTCATCAGATTCAACGACCATTTTGGCTTCGTTGAAACTGAGATTCTCTCGGAGGTATAGTGACATATT